CCACCAAATTTCAATGTGGATTCGTAGGTAAGAGGCCGAAACCAACGGACTTTTAATCCGTAGCGTAATTGCCATCGTGGGTTCAACTCCCACCGAGTCCACCAATTTAATCCCCGTTAAGCTAATCAGGTGAAAGCGCAACTCTGAAGAAGTTGAGAGGCCGCTCGATACGGACAACGGGGACCAATTTAATGCCCGCGTGGTGAAACGGTAGACACACTGCGCTTAGAACGCAGCGCCTGTTATGGGCGTGGGGGTTCAAATCCCTCCGTGGGTACCAATTTCAGTAAAAAATTCCAGCAATCCGAATCTGGATAGCCGAAACAATGGCTGTGGACCATTAGTAATCCTCAAGAGGGAATCCACTACAATTTGGGGCCGTATGGTGAAACGGTAGACACGTTGCACTCAAAACGCAATGCCTGTAATGGACGTGTAGGTTCGACTCCTACTATGGCCACCAATTTAAGCTGTGGATATGTCGTAACGGCAGCCGAGCAGGCTTGAGAAGTCTGTGCCCTATAAGGGGGCGTGTAGGTTCGACTCCTACTATCCACACCAATTTTCTCCTTGACATACTAATTATATTCACTATAATATAGTTAATAGTATGGATAAGATTACACCAAATGAATGTCCCGTATGCAAAGAGAAACTCACCCTTTCCCGGCGTGAGATTGTCATTCTTGCAGCCCGCGTAAAGGATTCTCTACGTGGACGTTACTTCGTTCCCGACGAAGATGTTGCTGCAATCCTCCATAAGTTACATAGCGAAAGAGTTGTGGTGTAAGTTGTTGTTCCAGAGATAGTTATAAACTTTTATAAAAATGGTGTTGACAAATATCATTAAATGAGTATAATTAACAATATCAGAAACGAACATAAACACGAAAGAGAATAATGAAGATAATCACATCCAGCGTAAATCAAGTTGTTAATTCAGTTCCGTTTGAGAAACACCAATTCGGCATCAAGTCAAAGAATCTCCACTATATCATCGGTCTATTGCGAAACGATTTGTATAGTGATAAACTCCTTGCAATCATTCGTGAATACGCTTGTAATGCTCAAGATGCGAATGTTGAAGCGGGTCGTGCTAAGACTCCAATTAAGATTACTCTGCCAACCAAACTTTCTCAGGAATTAAAGATTCGTGATTATGGTTGTGGACTCTCGAAGGAAGAAGTTATGGACACCTTCATCAGTTATGGCGAATCCACCAAACGCAATACCAATGCACAAGTCGGACAAATGGGCATCGGTAGTAAATCCGCTTTCTGTTACGGCGATTCTTTCCGAGTGACCTCTTATAACAATGGTATCAAAACAGTTTATGATTGTGTCCTTGATAAGAATGACGTTGGCGATTGTCTCGTGCTCTTGACTGAGCCGATGAAGCCCACTGAGAAGGAAGGCATTGAAATTACTATTAACGTCAAAAAAGATGATGTTGATGTCCTTCGTGAAAAGGCTCTGTGGTTCTTCAAGTTTTGGGATACTTGTCCTGAGATTGTCGGCTTCACCAAAGATGAATTGCTAAAACAATTTACAGAAAAAGATAAGGTGCAGTTTAGTGGCACCGATTGGACAATCTACTCCAGCGGCGGGAGCGACCGGTATTCATATAATCGCAGTCAGGAAAAAGGCCACGCAGTTATGGGCAATATCGCCTATCCAATTAACTGGGAAAACATTCGGTTTGAGTCAATCAACGCGGATGATTTCAAGGTCACAAAAAATGTCTTTGATTCCTTGCTAGAGTATTTTAAGACTGCTAAGTTGGTGCTGAAGCTCAAGATTGGTGAAGTCCAATTTGCACCGAGCCGTGAGTCTCTGCAATACACTGATTACACCAACAAAGCAATCGTTTCTAAGATTTGTGTGATGCTGGCGGAAATACAAAAGTGTATTCAAGATAAGATTGCTAAGTCAAAGACCCTGAATGAAGCTTATTGCTTCTATGGTGAGACTTTTGATTACTACTCTGGTCTGAATAGTATCGCACCTTACTTCAAGGGCAAGTTGTTTTGGAATAATATCGCAATTAACAATGCTAATTTGGAAGGTCTAAACTGCTTTGATGCCGTGCAAGGTTACAACAAAAATGGTTGGTATTCTCAAGGCAGCGGTGAGTGGCAACCTATCCATCAGTCATTCAGCACTAATCGTGGTGATTTGCGTAAAGATACACGACACAATCGGGAGTTTTCATTTAATAAGTCAACGAAGCTAATGGTGTATGATACCGAAAAGAAAAGTTACATTCGGAAGGCTGTGCATTACATTCACAATCAAGATTCAACAAACATTAAAAAGATTGTGGTCTTTCGCTTCGCTAATAAGGCAGCGCGTGATATTGCCTTCAAGATGCTGAATCTTGACCAGTTGGAAATGATTAAGTATTCCGACATTCACGATGCCGTCAAAAAGACGATTGTGCGTGCTGGAAAGAATACCAAGCAGACAAAGGATTCTTCAGTCCGCGAGTGTAAGAGTGTTAATCCAGCAAGTCATGCTACTAGCTGGCATTCATTCAAGTCATACCGCGACTGGAACAACACAACTGTTGACCTTTCAACTGATGAGGGGTATTACATTCCACTTGAGAATAATGAGCCGAAGTTTGCGGCCGGCTCAACAATCGGTCACATGAATGCTTTGTGCTCTTTCGTTGAGCAATATAACAAACGCTTTACAACCAATAAGATTGACAAGATTTATGGGTTTGGTATTCGTGTTACCGGCAACAAATTGTTTGATACTAAGAAATGGGTCAATGTTGAAACATACATCGAAGATCAACTCACCCAGTATTTAACTGATGATAAGTTTAATTATTACATCTCGTGGGTGCATATCTTGAAGAATAATTCGTGGGCGCTAACTCCGGCTTTCTTGACAAAGTTGGTTGATAAGTTGTCGAAAAAGAATACAGAGTTTCACAAGTTGTTGGACATTTCTACCAAGATGATGTTCAGCGCAGCTTGCAATACAGATACCGGCGACAATATCTATGAGATTATCAGTCGGACTTCAAAACTGATGACCCAAGTTACCAAGTCAAGTCAGTATAAGGAAATTAAAGAATTGGTTGAAGAAATTAGTATTAAATATCCATTGTTACAGCAGTGTGACGATTTCCGCAGTGGGGAATGCCGATTGAGCACAAAATCGTGGAAACCCTATACGGATTACATTGACGCAATGAGTTGAAATAAGTGCTTGACAAAAGTATAAAAACCAGTAGAATAGTAAAAGTAGAAACAAACAAACAAAGGAAAAAAGAAATATGCTCTCCACATCATTAAGAAATAACAGTTTGACGGCGCTGGTCAACAACAAGGTATATAGTTGTGACAGCACCCATCCAAACTGGCAGAAAATCCTGCAAGCAGTTCGTGACCACAACGAGTCGTTGCTGGTTAAACTGATTGACGTTAAACGCTCCGTAGTTAATTTTGTCAGCGGCCGCCTCCGCGTCTGTGGCAACGAAGTCCTTTATGACGGCAAACGCCTCGAAGGAATTATCGTTGACCGATTGCTGGAGTTTATCCGCAACGACCTGCCGGCCGAGCCGCTATGTCGGTTCATCGCTAAGTTGATGCAAAACCCGTCGAAACGTGCCGTCGAGGAATTGTATAAGTTTCTTGAGCACAAGAATATGCCGATTACCCCTGATGGTAATTTCCTTGCCTACAAGGGAATCCAAAAGAATTGGTATTCAATTACCAGCGGTAAGTTGACGATGATTCAAGGTCGGGTTGACGCAGAAGGACACATTCTGAATGTTGTCGGCGCAGTCGTTGAATGTAAGCGCAACGAAGTTTGTGACGACAAGGAAATTGGTTGCTCAAAGGGAATCCACGCTGGAAGCCTTGAGTATGCTACCGATTTTGGTAGCGGTGGTCGTGTCGTAATCGTCGAAATTGACCCAACAAATGTTGTGAGTATTCCGACAGATTGCAGTTGTCAGAAGCTCCGCACTTGCAAGTATAAGGTTGTCGGTGAATATGAATTGCCTCTTGACAACACTTTCACAGATGCTTTTTGTGAAGATAAGGAATGGCGCAATTCGTGCTGTCAGAAGCCGAAGTCGCCGTGTAAGTGTGACAACGACGAAGATGCTTACGAGCAAGGCTTCCAAGATGGTTATGATGGTAATGATCAAAGCTTTGATGCTCAAGCCTATCTTGATGGTTACAAAGATGGCCAAGCATCGTGGGACGAAGATAACGAAGAATGTAATTGAGAGAGAGCAGGATGGTGGGCGCGAGAGAGTGGTTGGTTGCTGGATGTGGCCAACCACTTTTACCCCTTAAAAGGAATAAATGATATGGAATCAGTAACAATGTTAGTTAATGGTAAGATGCAGTTCATTGGTTGGTTAAATAAACAAAGCAATCGGACTGACGCAATCCCCGCGCGTGGGTCAGCATTAGGATTTTATGATGCTGGCGCAAATACCACGACCCGATTTAATCCATTGAGCGTAATTGGTAAAGGTGACTTGACCCGTGGGCTTTTAATGGAATGGGCACAAAAAAATCTGCATTAAAAGAAGTTTAAAAGAATAATAAAAAAGTGACTACGGGCGGGGGGTACCCCCCGCGCTTTTTTTATGCGCAGCTGTTCGCGCCGGCGGGAGTCTTGGAGCAGATCAGCTTAATTATTCTCGCGAGGGAGAGAGCAACACCAGCCTTCTTGCAATAGTTTTCTTTAGTGGAGCACCGCGCATCCGCTTGATATTCACTGCCAGAACGTGTGGTCAGTGTAATGTTGGTATAACCACCAGTTGCAAGTGGACCTGTAACCCACATAGGATTAACTAAAGAATACTGATAGTTTGTTAAATAGACATAGCAACCATTGGTTCTATCGAAGTATCGGCGGAAGTGTTCTACTCTTACCTTATGACCTTCTTTGCGTAATTGGTGGACGGTTTTAGTCATCGTTTAATACCTTATCTTTAAATGATCGAATGAATTGTGTTTTGTATTTGAAGTAACATTCAACGCACATATGAAAGAGGGTATAGAATACAAAATTAAATGCCATACCGACGATGAAAATTACCCATACAATCCAGAAAGTATCGGAAAGCGAAAGTTTTAGTGGGTCTGTCATAATGTCACACTTTACAGGAAGTGAGTCATTTTGTCAACAACAAACGCACAATGTCACACTTAAATGACGCGGTAGCGTCATTTTGACACAGTTTCTCTAACTATATCTGCAACCAATAATTCTATTCGAGATTCTATAAAAAGTCAAGCACCAATTTTAAATAATATTTATAAGCATTATTAAGATACCGCTTTACCAACCACGCCAATCGCCGGTCCCCTATCCTTCCCGATTTACCGGTAGTCTGGCTCTTTCCGGCGGCCGCCGCCTTGTGTCATATCCAACTATGCTTATTATACGGATATTTTATAATAAGTCAATAGAATTAAATGTATTAAAAACCCTTAACTATCAACTACTTATATAACAATAATGCTATGAAAAGAAAAATTAAACGAAAATATAATCGAAAAACCCCAATAGATTTAGAGAGAAAACAAAAGCAGGATTTTTGGAATAAATCATACTATCAAAAAAATAAAGAAAATATTTTACAATTCAGAAAAGAATATTATAAAAAAAATACAATGCAAATCAAACAACATCAGAAAGAATATTACAAAAAGAAAAAGAAAATTTTATCCGATGAATTGTCGGATAAATTAGCAACTAATCTGCGCATACGACTATGTAAAGCTTTACATAGAAATCAGAAACGTGGTTCGGCAGTTAAAGATTTAGGTTGTTCTATAATAGAATTGAAGCAGTATTTAGAATCAAAATTTCAGCCAAGAATGAATTGGAATAATTGGGGTAAAGATGGATGGCATATAGACCATATCAAACCACTGTCATTTTTTGATTTATCTAACCGAAATCAATTGCTGGAAGCAGTTCATTATACAAACTTGCAACCTTTATGGGCATCTGATAATATGAGCAAAGGAAATAAGTATGAAAAAGAATAAAATGGTGAGATTTGAAGTGCGCAGTAAAGGTGATGGTAACTATCCATATTTTGTTGAATACCCATATCTAGCATATTATAGCAGGCCTAAGTATAACGAAGCCAATGAGTTATCAGCAAAGAAATACGCAAAAACTTTAGAGGATGCATGGGTCGTAAAAATAACAGAGACAATCGTTTAATGTTTCCCGACTTGATTTATGTCTGTAAAAAAACCAAGTATGCAACCTATCCTATTGCTTATGCATATGCTTCTGTAGCGGATGCTCACTTAACTATTTACTATTGTGATACTTGTAAGGCATATCATTTAAGTTCAAATACTGATTGACATTTTTATACAAATGGATAGAATTGTAGTCAATGAAAACAATTACAAAAGTTCAATACGAAGCATTTGATGGTCAACTATTTGATAGTCAAATCACTTGTGAAGAATATGAGCGGTTACAAAATCATCCCACATCGTTTGATATTCATGCAGGTGTAAAATTTGCTTTGCGGTCTGATCCACAAGGGAAAAAGTTTGGTGTTATTATATTAGTTGCGTATGGAGTGAGTTGTAAGTGGGCTGACCAGAAGTATCTGTTTATGACTAATGATTTTACATTGTATGCTATAGAGCAAAAGACTTCTGTTCAGGCATTAGACTATTTGATTCAAAATGATTATATAAGAGTGGGTGGATGTAGATTGAAAAATAAATTATGAAAGATGCATGCATTTACGGAAAGCTTCCTAATGGGCGTTGGTTTATTGCTCACTTAGAAGGCGATTACTATATTGTTGACCGACCTATATTGGACGGCGATATGATGGAAGAACGAGCAAAGGCTATTTGTGAAGTATATAACAAGAGGGATAATAAATGAAAAAAGGCGCAAATGTAAAGATTACTAAACTCTGTGCTTGTTCGGATGCAAAGTGTCCGACGCCGGATATGCAGGATTATGTTCCCGGTCAGGTAAATCCTGATGAAGTAAGTTTGCCTGCGGATTATACAGTTAAGGGTTATTTAGTTGAGAACATTCAGCAAGGTCATCGAGTTATGATTGACCGGTATGAACGCAATGGTGTTAAGGTGGGCGGAATAATGGTAACAAGTCCCGTCAAAGTAATTCGTAATTCAACCTTTGAAACCGACAACAGTATTTATATTGTTGAGTTACTATGAGTAGAATTCAATTAACTGAGGAAGAATCAATGTCGATTTGGCTGGGCCTTATGATATTTTGTCTCGCGTTAGGTTATACCACGGAAGCAGCAACTGGCTGGATGATATTTGGAGCTGGTATCATTATGATTACTGCTATTTTCAAGTAACAATATAAAAACTTGATTGTTTTCTGAAATGAAGTACTATATATAATCAGATGCGGGTTTAGCGCAATGAGAAGAGCGCCTCTCTACCCGAGAGGAGGTCTGGTTGAGCGTTACCCAGAACCCGCTCCAATTTTATTTGCCGGCGTGACCAGTGGCTGGGGCAGAGTTTTATAAACTCTTTTGAGGCTAGATTAGCCTTGCATTAAGGTTCGATTCCTTACATGCCGACCATTTTATGACAAGACAAGCGATGGACTGTAATAAGATTGAGAGGATGTTACAAAACGCAATAGGCACAGAGGTTGATGTTGATTATGTTCAGAACCCTGTGATTGGTTTGCGTAGTATACTCGTTGGTATGCTTGATTATAATGAATACCTCGATCGTTATTGTGTAATGAGCGAAGATGGCTTAAAGAATTTTTGGCTGTGGGATGTTGAAAATGTTTTTATAGTTGATGGAACGGAACGCACATGTGTTATTCTGATATAGACCGCAAAGCCTTTAACCTTATGCTATTTATCGTAATAGCACTACTACTGTGGAGTTTATAATATGGCAAAATGGATTACAGAATGTGAATTACGCAAATTGCTTGCTCGACATAAGGCAATAACTAAAGAAACTAGTCCGGAAGAGATAGCTGAAATTGATAAACAAATGAAACTAGCGCATAATCAATATATTGTCAATAACAACCAAGGGCCATCACTCTGGTCATGTATCTTAGAGTGGTTAAAATAGTTTTGCTCGGTAAGTGGTTGTGGTTTAATTACTTAAAAATAATCCCGTTAATTGCTAAAAAATAAATTAAAATTTTCCATATATTATTCAGTACTTAGCTGCATAAGCCCTGAGCCTCTTTAAGCAATTAAGCACTAAGCAAAGCTGTACAATATATCAAAAATATTCTTTGACTTTTTAGTTATATCAGAGATAATTATAGCTTGCGCGGAAAGTAGCACAGCTTGGTAGTGCGCTTGCTTTGGGAGCAAGAAGTCGCAGGTTCAAATCCTGTCTTTCCGACCAACGCCTTTATCGTATAGTGGTATTATTTCTACCTCGTAAGTAGGGGACACGGGTTCGATTCCTGTTGAAGGCTCCAGTTTCGTAAATTAAATTCTTCTTTGATACTTTCACTTCAGTCTGACCTAAAAGGACACGGGAAATTATGATGAGTGCAAATCATTGTAACGACCCACGGCAGCCAGTAAGCGAGCTTAAGCGCTTATACTGGCTGCCAAATTTTTGTTGTTGACAGAAATATAAAATTGGTTATAATAATAGTCATATGAAAAATATCAACTTAGCCTTGACCGAAGACGAATCCGATACACTCTTTGCCATACTTTGCCAAGTCGGTGGTTCACCTGTTCACTCTCCCCGAAAGTATGCATCAGATATTCTTAACCGCATGAGAGGTCTTGGATTAGACAAGCGACTATATAATAATTCCTTTGTCGGTAACAAGGGATTGTATTTTAAGGATAATAGCCTTAAAAAATAGTTATTGACATTCTTAAAATAATCGGTATACTAATCGTTAATGAAAACACTTGAAAAGACCTTTACAGCGAATTACGATAAAACTGGCAGTATGCAGTTCACCGAGCAGAAGCGTGAGGGTAATGTAGCTTGTTATGAGCGCAAGTATCCTGATGGCCGCCTCCATTCTTACGAAGTCTTTGAGGTTAAGGTAATTAAGGCGGGCGCAAAGCTCCCAAATGGTGCGGTTGTCGCTGAGGATTATGAGCGTTATCCCGGCGCGGCATCCTTCGGCAAGGGTGCGTATAGTGTTAATACACAAGAGCGTGCCGACTTTCGTTATGAGGAATTAAAGACTACTCTCAGCAATCGGCCTCCGGCAGAAGTTAATGCCGATGGTGATGAAGTCGTTGTCGTCAGGAAGGCTGGCAGGAAGGCTGTTATTCGCCCGGAAATGACCTTTCCAGAGGCTGAAAAGTGGACTATGAAGGATTTGCTGGCTCTCAATCCAGCCTACACTCCACCGCTGTTGTATGTCGCCCTTCAGAAGAAGATTGCTGCAAAGGTAGTGCAATGTGTTGGTGAACAACGGGTTGCAGGTGCTCGAGGCAAGCCCGCTAAGATTTACTCTCTTGTAAAGAGTTAAGTATGAACGCGTTACATGTTGGGTTCACAGGAACTCAAACTGGATTAAATCGAAAGCAGCAAGGTAAGCTGCGCAGCTTTCTGGAAGAGCTTAATAGGATGTATAAGCACGCAGCGCCATTTCTACATCACGGCGATTGTATAGGAGCAGATGCACTGGCTCATCGAATTGCTAGGGAAAGCGGATTTTTTGTGATCATTCATCCACCTATCAATGTATACAATCGAGCATTTTGTGGAATAGCTTTTGCTAGTGAAAAAATTTTACCGACGAAGGAATACCTCGAACGAAATCACGACATTGTTGATGCGACAGAATTCTTGATTGCGTGTCCAAAGGGATTGACAGAGGAAGTGCGTAGTGGAACATGGGCGACTGTGCGTTATGCGCGGAAGTGTGGTAAGAAGGTTTATATCTTTTATCCTGATGGCACAAAAGGGTATTGACAAAAATATAAAAAGGTATATACTGGTAAAATATGAATGATACGAATTTAGTCAATGATATATTGAAACAGAAATTGGTTGAGTTACTAGATAAGGGTGAAGCGGGTGCTGTCAGTGCTGTTAATTGGTTACTTGCACAAGCTCCTGATGTTGCTAAACAATATCTACAATGGGAGATTGGTAAGAGTATCTTTTGGATATGCTTTTGTGTGATTGGTATGCTTGTTGGATATATGCTCTATCGAGTTATGAAGGCTACTCAATCAGATGGAGAAGAATTTATACCGCTCGTTAGCTCTCAAGCTTTGGGTTGGATTGGGTTGGCTATAAATACTTTTTCGTTAGTTAAGGTGCTTGTTGCACCGAAGTTAGTTTTGATTGATTTTGTTATTGGGTTGGTTCACAAGTAAGTGCATTCCCACACAAACAATTCGACACCTAAGAAAGACTTAATAATCTTTGTGGTGTGTATGATTGTATCGCTGGTGTGGATTTTAATTCTGAAAAAATGTAGTTGACAAAAGTATAAAAACGAGTATTATATAACATAACAAAGTAAACAAAGGATAAAACATTGAATCAAGGAACAAAAAGTGGTTTGCAGGCGTGGATCCGAAACAATCTCGGTATGACTTATACCGATTGGAAGCGTCAGAACCGTGAGGTTCGTGGCGTGCAGTATAACAAGTATCAGCGTGGGGTGAAGTTGAACCCGCTCGCTCCGCTGCCTGTGGTAGCGGCGATTGATACGGGTGAAGCTGAGGATGAGGTATTGGCATAATGAATATCTCTATTCTCTTATTGAAAATCATATCTAGTATATTTTTCGTATGCCTGACTTTCTTTATTGGTATTGCTACAATGATTTATGGTTGGGGCATTCATCCTGTTAGCTGGGGCTGGATTATTTTTAGTTCTGTTGCTACATGGATTATAATGGTGTTGATGACTCTAATCAACGCAATTCCAAATAAGGACTAATATGAATATCAGAGTTAAAGTTAATACCATTGATGGGCGTGAGTGGGAATCAAAGGTTCAAAATTTCACTAGTGATGAATACAATAATTTGTTGGAAAGCATTGAGCAATACAAGATAATGAATTATTTTCGTATTAAGACTGAATCCAATGGTGGTTTGATTAAGGGCAATGTAACTTTTCAGCCACAACATATCGTCGCAATTACTCTTTTGGAAGTGTAATTAAACACTTGACAAAAATATAAAAAGTGATAGCATAGTAACATATGAATATCTCTGCTGACGATTACAGTTATCTTACCGCGAATCTTAAACGTGCTCTCAACATCTTGGAGATGTTGAATAAACAACAGACCCTTGTTGCCAAAGTTGACCCGATGGACATTACAAGTATTCCGAGTAGTAATACTTCTAATAAAGTTTTCGGTTGTAATGAGAAAGTGGTGCGTGAGAAGGTTTCCTCGATAATGAAGGCTGCGATTTATAATAATGTCGCACCAAACTTTATTTCTTCTAATTATCCCACAAAGTATTTTACCGCTCCGGGTGGATTTAAGGTTTTAGGTAGAACGGTTTGTGGTGTCTATATTGTTGATTGTAATGGTCGAGTTTATCGTTACACTTACAACAAGAAAAATAATGGGTATACTCTTTTTACTTCTAAAGATCGTGATTCGCGTAATTACAAGGGTTCGTTTGTCAATGGACCTCTTGGTGACGCACTGATGAAGGTTATTCATGCAAAATACCCGTGGAAGAAATATTCCGTCAACAAAATGTATCGGTCAGCAAATCCGAAGCTTAAGCGAAGTGTTCGTATTCGTAACTTTACAAAAGACCACTCCACACATTACGATGTGTATGTTTACTGGCGCCGTGTTTACAACACATATTAAACGCTTGACATAAATACTATTTAATAGTATTATTCTAGGATGTGGACGAAACCTAAATCGTGGGGCGGTTATGATACCGCTAAGGGAAAGTTTTATCTACAAACCAAAGATGGTTTTTATATTACGGAAACCTCAACGGTGTGGGATGAAGCCTATGAGCTTTGGTTGAGCGGTAAAAGTAAGTGGAGTCTGTTTGGTTACAAAGAAAAATTGATATGATTAAATTCCCAGAAATTGAAGGTCTGCATCAGATTGTCAAGATGCTTGACAAGTATCCTCAGTATATTCCTGTTGCACCCATCGTGTATAAAGGTAAAATCAAACTACACGGCACCAATGGTAGTGTTGCAATTTATCCTGACGGCCGTGTAATTGCGCAGAGCCGTGAGCAAGAATTGGTTGATGGTGCTGATAATGCTGGGTTTGCTAAGTGGGTTGAAAGCAACCTGATTCATTTCCGCTGTCTTCAAGATAATGTCCAAGTTACTGTATTCGGTGAATGGTGTGGGAAGGGCATTAACAAGGGTTGTGCAATTCATCAGATTCCTGAAAAACAATTTGTAGTTTTTATGATTCAGTTTGGTGACAATGAAACCGGTCAGTGTTATACCGAGCCGCATATTCTTGAAGATATTTTGGAATACATTCCGAATATCAATGTTTTGCCGTGGTATGAACCTGCTGAAATCACACTTGATTATTCTAATAAGAGTCAATTGCGTGAGCAAGCAGACAAGATTTCTGCACTTGTTCTTGAAGTTGAGAAGTGTGACCCGTGGGTTAAATTACAATTTGCTGTAGAAGGAATTGGTGAGGGCATTGTTTATTATCCTCAAATTCCTATGGACCGTGAGAGCTACACACGTTATATGTTTAAGGCTAAGGGTGAGAAGCATCAGGTTGTTGTTCAGAAGCAAGCCGTGCAAGTTGATCCCGAAGTGGCCAAGAGCATTGACGAATTTGTGACGATGTTTGTTACAGAGAATCGTTGTCAACAGGGACTTAACGTTGCCTGTGGTGATGTTCTTGACCGCAAGTTGACGGGACAATTCTTGAAGTGGCTCTGTCAGGATGTCTTAAAGGAAAGTAAAACCGAATTAGAAGCGTCTAACCTTACGTGGGATGACGTTAAACAAGCTGTGCAGAAGGCTGCGCAGAAGTGGTGGCTTATCAAAACTGCTTCCATTTAAATGTCCGAACCCTCCCGTGTTATGATATTGGAGAATTTTTAACAAAGTTTGTTTGAATCCGCAGTAAATTGGCCTACATAATGTTCAGACGTTCTTATGTGTTTCTTTCTGCCAATTTGGATTCCACGACGACAACTAACATTGTCAGTCTCCGTTAAAAAGTTACAACATAACACGGGAGCGAATTTTAGTGCTTGACATAATTATATAAATCGGTATAATTAGTAAATTATGAAATCTGAAGGCATTTACATTGTTACTAGGAAACTCACGGGTGTTACACTTAATTTAACTCTTGAAGAAGCCGGTTATTTACGAAAGGTTTGTGGTCAAATCGGTGGCGACCCTGATACGACTCCTCGAGGATTTTTCACTAAACTCGCTAATCATCTAGACAGTTTGGGTGTGAAAAAAACCGGCGAAATCTCTGACTCTGACGGAACTGGTATATTTTTTGAGAAATTTTGAGAGATAAATGAATAAGAGTGTTACAAAGTATTCACGGGTTATCAATGCCCGTGAAGAAAGGGATGCTTGGAAGGCTTCCAAGCGGGGTAAGGTTCGTAATCCCAATGGCAGACGGGAACGCCAAAAATATACTTACCAACAAATCATTGACATTTTGGCCGATGAACAGGACAGATATGACAGATAAAGCAACGATTCTGCCTGAGGATGAATTTACAGAGATTTCTAAAGTTGACCTTGTTAGCAAAGCTCTAACCTTTGCTACGAAGGCGCATGAAGGGCAGACACGCAAGTATACAGTTGAGCCGTATATCAATCATCCGATACGGGTGATGGAAAAGGTTAAAACGGTAACAAGTGAACCGACGATGCTTGCTGCGGCTCTCTTGCATGATGTTGTTGAGGATTGTGGGGTTAATCTGACTACGATTGAAAAAGAATTTGGTCTTGGTGTTGCTCTATTAGTTTTTCAGTTGACAAGTCCAAGCAAACAATTTCCTAAGATGGAGAGAGCAAACCGCAAACAATTAGACCGCTACCATTTAGCTGTTGCTAGTGGTGATGCTCAGACAATTAAATTTGCGGACTTCCTTGATAATGTTCCGAGTATCGTTAAGCATGACCCTGAGTTTGGTAAGGTTTATGTATTGGAAAAGATTGCAGATGTACATGTTATGACGAAGGGCAATACATATTTGCTGAAAGAAGTTCGTGAAATGCTTTACCGAGCCTCAACAGATTTGGAAATCGTTTAAATGAATATTGGTTCAAAGAGTAGGTATCCCGCATCAGCTCTTAGTAATTTTGCGCCCCATCCGTTTGTGATTTATGGGGTAAAGTGTAACAGCATGGAAGGGTTTTTACAATCTTTAAAATGCAAGTATCCCCGTATACAAATAGAAATCTGTAAGCTTGTTGGTTTAGCTGCAAAGTATAAGGGTAAGAAATACAAGTGGTGGAAAGATGGAATTGTATATTGGAATGGCCGAGCAATAGACAGACACGGCGATGAATACCAAAAACTTTTGGATACCGCATTCACCGAATTATATAATCAGTCACAATCGTTTAGAAAAGCGTTAAAAGCAACTGGAATGTCTCCGTTGACACATACCATTGGTAAGACTAATCCAAAAGAAACGATATTAACTCAATCAGAATTTTGTTATCGGTTAAAAATGTTAAGAGATTATGGACAAATTCCCGCTTGACTTTTATATGTAAATCTATATACTTGTAACACTATGGAAAACGAACTATACGACTTGTATCGAATCAGTTGTGAGGAAGTTTATCAGGAAGAGGAAACCGAGCTATGAAACCGCTAATATTATTTCTTGCAGTGTTGTGTCTATCTACCAATCTCCAAGCTAAATCAGAGAAAGCTGTAAATTTGCTCGATGGTATTTCCATGCAGACGCAGCATTATACTCAAACAATTAAGGCTAAGCCGCTTGCTATTACAAAGTTTGGTTGGCGCGAAGGTTATTGTCAATGGTGTCAAAAGCAAAACATTGTTAGTCACTATATTGAGTTGGCAAACTGGGGCTGTGCAGTTTGTGATTTTTCAACAGGTACGCAATGTCAATGTGAACGCGGTCATTATTGGTATCAAAAATATATGACAAATGGAACGGTGCAAGTCGAAAGATTTAAGTTAAGCAAACGTATACTGCCGGACACACGACAATGGGCGGCATTGCATCGTGAGCCGGTGACTATTGTATTACCAACAGACCCGCTGCCTGATTTGAAGCTTCCGCGGCGTGAGAAGGAAACGGATACATTGTCACTAATATCAAGTGCGAGCGCTGAGGAAATTACTGTTAGACCGCCGACTATTCGATATATTCTATTTAGACGAGGCGAATGAAAAAGTTAGTATATCGAGCAAGTGATTTTACACCGACAGAGTTTACTACGGCAGATGAAAAGGCACGTTTTGCAAATCACTTCATTCGATTTATAGAAAGTGGTTGTAAGTGGACATTATTCCATATATGGTTTTATCGTAAATTAAGCAACTGCTTTGGAATGCATGCCCATTATGACCGACGCAACTTCCACGCTGCTTGTTTTGAAAAGTATGGTGGTAAAAATTACAATCTTTCTAGCTTCATAGATGATTGCTTGGAATATCCTTGTTATGGTGACCCCAGTTATACTTTTTGTGATGTTGAGAAGAAACTAAAAGAATACTTGACAAATTATAAAAAATCAGTATAATATATAAACAATGAGCGAAAACCTTACGGTATCCATCCGCTGTATCAAATGTAAGAAACTCCACACCATCGCAGTTGCCCGTAAAGATTATGACGCGTGGATTAACGGAGCTTTAATTCAAAACGTGATGCCCTATCTCAGTCTTGACCAACGTGAATTGTTGATTAGCAAGATTTGTGGCAAGTGTTTCGACAAGATGTTTGGAAAGGAATAAAATGATTATTACTATTATTATAGATGCTGAAGACCCCAACATAATGATTAAGGATTTAATGGATACATTTGAGAAATCCGACACTGTTGCAGAATGGAGAAAGATAACGGCTAATGGGAAGGAAGTTACGATTCATAATGTTCTGGACATTTGCAAGGGAATCAAAGTGTTATGACTGACAAACTTGAAGAAATCCGAAAGTTAGTTTCGATTAAACCGCCGATGACCTGTGAAGAAGAAATGGATTGTCTGGAAGATGGTTTTGCCAGCAACATAGATGATGCATACGCCGCAGGAATTGCGCAAGGTGAGGCTCTAATGGCCGAATCAATTCTTAAAATTTTATTGACAAAGGAATAAATGAATTCTACATTTACGGTTGGTCGGCATGAAGCAATTCTCGAGCAATATGCTGGTCAGACAATTATCCATTCGTTTCGTAGAATGGATGTTGGATTATTTTCTACCCGAGGCATATTATCATTAGAATTAGATGAAAAGTCCAATCGGATGTATTTTAAGACTTTTAATCCGAAGACGGCGCAAGCTACAGCCTCACGGGTGGACGCAATTTCGGGAATGGAAACCACAGAGTTAGTTGGACCTGAGAAAATAAAGTTGCTTCACGTTTATACGGAGATTTAAATTGCTCTTGACAAATATATAAAAATGGATATACTTATTGTTAGTTGAGTGACGCTAGCAGTTACTTGACTTGAAGGCAGCGGAAATGAATCAGGTTGCAACGCGTTATCTGACAAAGCCAAAGGCTGCCTAAAAATTTAGAAGTGTAGTCACGAATCGGTTGGCAGGTTCAACCTAACATCGCAACACGAGGCTTTCGAAAAGTCAGACGGGCGGGATGGCCAGCAGACCGTGACTCGATTTAGAAGTAAATGGTTCTTTAACAATTTAGCATCGCACTTGGTAGGACAAGTGCTGTCGGGGTAAGCCCGGCCGAGGTTGCGTGTAAACCTTGCCTGTTACCTCTCTGGCCAACCATTCGACGTCGAGTGAGTCCTGGAGAAATAATAACGGATAAGCAGGGGAGTAGGGAGTAAGCGATTAAATGATGAATTTTTGACGCCGATAACAATCACAGCTCCACCAATTTAGTGCCTTCACCGGTGGTGAACCAACCCCTGCAGGGGTTATGCTTCAAGCCGTACTAGAAGGCATTAAAAAATGCTGGTGGGGTCGCTCCCCTTTATCACAATTCTGTGGACAGCAAAATTTCCACTTGACATTATTATAAAAATAGCGATAATAAAGACTATGAAAGCTTACTTTGTCTGTAATCATTGTGGTGAAGTCATTGATGTTAAAGGCCTTAACCAAGAAGTCGAATGTCCTCGTTGTTATCGTGAGGTCAATGTTGAAAATGCCAGTGAATATGGTGAACGTCCTGAAGTTGAATTCAACGAGTATAACGATAAGGATGTCACAGATTGTGCCAATGGCGATTATAATACTTGGGAAGAAAATCAAATCGCTAACGAGGAATAGATTTAAGAAAATTTTTTATTTCATCGTTGGTAAATGAATTTTTTGCGTAATTCAACGCAACACAAACAAGTTGAATGTTGTCTTTGGTGTATGGTTTATTGGAGTTAATTCTATCAATGGAAATCACATCAGGAGTTTTTGGACATCTCTCTCCAGAATGTTTAGGAGTCTTGAGTTTAAGTCCTGATAAAGCACAAATTCCATTTTGTTTTTCAAATTGTTTACGTACATCATCAATTGTAATTAAACAATCTTGTTTTCTACTATTTTTAACAGAATTGAAAACTCTCACAAAAGGAGAATTGATGGTAAGTGGTCTATTAAATTTTTCTAATCCTTTTTTTCTTCTTATTTTTTCTCTACGACATCTTTGTTTGAGATTTATTTTTTCTAAATTTTTTGCCTTCCATCGTTTATTAGAAGCCTTTATTTTTTCAGAATTATTTCTTCGATATTTTGCACAGATTGCTTTCCGTTTTAATTTGTATTCAATGTCTTTAATAACCTCATTCAATAATTGTATATCTTCATTCATAGTCATCTCCTTCATATACAAATACATATAAAAAATAAAAATGAAAAGACGATTTATGTTGACATTTACATCAATTAAAGTATAATAAGTAAATAATGAAAACACCAATGAATAAGCCCGTTGTCAAAGGTTCGATTGTAACTTACAAAAACGGGTGGTATCGTGTCTCTGCTCTGCGTGGTGGTAAGGTGAATCTCAAGAGCGTTTTCTACGATAAACTTTATTTCCAAAGGATTCCCGTGGAAGATGTTACGGAAGATTACGACGATTGGTTTGAGCATTGGTCAAAGAGCGAAACTTATCAGAGTATGTAAATGTGGCTGTGGCTGTGGCTGCTAGTAGCGTATCCCCTTATGGGCGTGATAGTTACGATGTGCAACACACTATTATTCCTAGTTATTGGAATTAAGCCACAACTAGTTGATGTTGTTGGTGTTATGCTCTTCTGGCCTATTACGATAAAAGCGTATTTTCGTACATTTATCTATTGAGTCTTTCAGATAATATCTCATCCGTAGTAAAATCTAGCTTTGTGGGTTCATTTAATCCAACCTCTTTACAACAATTAACAAACATAGTTTTTATTTTGGTTTTACTAGTTTTGGAAACCGTACCGTCGGGGAAAATATAGACCATTTTAATTCCTTTTCTTGCTGCGATAGCTTTTTTAGCTGCATCACTCTTTTTCGTTTTGACAAATACTTTTTCTCCATATACAGGTTTAAAATGGTGTTGACCATTATATTCAATGCCCGCATTTAACTCGGGAAGCCAAATATCAATCTCAAATCCTTCTAGTTGCACCCTTTCATTCGGAACAATTTTAAGCAACGGATAATTTTTTCGTAATAAACAAACCATTGCGCATTCTCCAAAAGAACGATATTGCGGAGAGTAATTCCAATGTGTATTTCGCACTTCAACGCCCATGCACTTTCTTGAGCAGAACTTTCTTCCATTTTTTAATACGGTGGGTGTTACCATAAATTTTTTATGACAAATTTTACATTCAATTTCAATTCTGTCTTTTCGGCGCCATTCCATTTCACAGTGCTTAGAACAAAATCGGTGATTTTTTGATGGACAAGGCCTATCAATTTTTTTCTTACACCACTCACAAAACATAGGATTCTTAAAAAAGAATCCACGACTTTTGTTGCAACATGTTGTTGAACAGAACCTTGTAGTAATTTTTTGTGGTGTAAAATTTTTATTACAGACTTGACATTTTATATCATTTAACATATAATCTTCTCCATTAAGATAAATAGTGTTATCTATTCAAAAACAAATGAAAATTTCATTAAATAACTACGATTTTACCGATTTTATTGTGCATGAACAAGAATTTTGTGGTGTTTCTTCAAAACTCATTCAACCACAACACATTGGAATTAAATTTAATCAGACCAATAAGATTTTTCGTTCTTCAATTTGGGATTTGGAAGGCAATCTGTTGTCTGCTGGTTTTCCTAAGTTTACTAATTTTGGTGAGAATTCAGAAAATTTTACTGTCCCCCTCTCTGTTAATGGTGTCGATTTTGTAACTAAAATCGACGGCTCTCTTGTCTGTATTGATTTTGTTAATGAGCGTCTGAATATGCGCACGCGAGGCACCTTCCATCACACATCATTAGAAAATTGGGCAGACTTTGAGTATTGCTTAAATAACAATCCTAAGCTTGTTGAATGGCTCAAGAAGAATTCCAATTATACTTTGCTTTGTGAAATTACTACGCCCAATTTGAAAATAGTCATTGACTACGGTGTTACGCCACAATTTTGGTTGGTCGGCGCCATCAATAAAAATGACTATTCTCTTATGATTCAATCTGAATTAAATGGACTTGCGATTGAATTAAATATCAATCGTCCTGAAGTTTATTCATTTAATTCTATTGAACATTGTATTGATTCCGTAAAACTTTGGAATGGTAAGGAAGGTGTCTGCTTATACTCTCAAAACGGCCAAGCAATTCACAAAATCAAAGCAGAAATTTATTTGAAGTTGCATCGGTTTAAGGAAAATGCAACGATGGATAACACTATTGATTTATTTTTTGAATATAATTGTCCTTCATATAATACTTTTCTTGAAATGTTAATGGCGCAGTTTGATTTTGAATGCATGCAAATGGTTTTACCGTTTGTTTCAAAGATTGTTGACTCAAAGAAAAAGGTTGATGTCATTGTTGCTCATATGAAGTCATTTGTTGAGCCTCTCAAGGTTGTCTCCCGTAAGGATGCTGCGTTAGCGATTGTTGGCTCTTACGGTAAGACTAACCGCTCATCGTTTATGTTTTCTCTATTGGATGGTAAGGAATTAACTGTCGAACAAATGAAGAAATTGGTGTATCAGTGCTTGTAATCCTTCGCTTACTGCCGCCGCGTTTCCACTGGTTGAAATACCGATGGATTCGTTGGCGGTATGGTGAACAAAGAGATTACGCATGGGAAAGACCTTGACATTATTATAAAAATAGCGATAATGTACATATATGACGATTTACGTATTAACGCTGGAGCACTCAACGGATTATGATGGTTCGACGTTTGCAAATGTCAAGGCGTTTCGGACGTATGACGCAGCGATGGCAGCGTTATGTGCAATGCCTTATCGGTTTCATACCTCATATGAGATTGACGAAGTTGAATTGGTTGATTGATTGATAAAATTATGAATGAAAAATATCTTGTAGCAAACATTGGATCCAATACTATCTTGGCTTGTTCTTTAGTCGAAGAAATGGATGTAAAAGATGCCATTCGACAATTGTTGAAGTTAGCAGGGGAAGAAGATTTTGACATTGAAGGATTTTTCTGGAATGGTTGTGCGGGCAATGTAATGTCATTACGTAATGGCACAAGGATTCAAGTTTTATATACGCCATTTGCCTAATTAACGCTTGACATTTATTATAGAAATCGGTATATCAATGCTTATGAAACTAATTAAATTAAGTCAAGGCGATTGGCGCCTTCAATTCAAGAAGGCAACACTGACATGGGAGCATTGGAGCTTCCATTATATTTGGGGCATCGTCTATTGGCCGGGATTAGACGCACAAGGAAATACCAGAAAGTCTTTTAGACTGATTGGGTTTCCCTTCTGGCGTTGGATTCCATACTGCTTAAAAGACTTGACATTTATTATAAAATCGGTATAATTACTACTATGAAGAATCTCTGTGGAAAGACGGTCAAGCGTGAGCAAGCGTATGAAGTTTGGTCAAATGGTGAATGGACTTGGTATTGCTTGAAGAAGTATCAGGCGCCCGATGGTGAAGCAAATAATCCGTATGCCCGTTGGTTCTGTGATGTAGTCACGCCAATGTGTCCCGACGGCGAATTGGGCGATGTCTATGTGACAGAAATTAAGCGCAACGCGGTTAAGGTTAAGTAATGAAATCCAAGTTTCATATTGTTGGAAGCACCGCTGATAAAGTCTTTTTAGTTGATGATAACACCGACGCAATGAGCGTTACAAATGACGCTGAAAATGTTACCGAATATGTCAACCGGCTTTATCCACAATTGCGCATCATCTATCGTGATAGCGATGGTCGGTGGGACGAATTGGTTCATAACAACGGAACGTTCACGGGCTTTGCCCCATTTGACCCATACCGTGAGGAAAATCCTTATCTATGACAAAACCGCAATTTAATAAGTTAATGGATTATGTGCGGCGTGATGCAACGACATGTCACGTATTGCGTAGCCGGTATTGGATTAATACGACATGTGGACAAATTCAGATGTTAAAATATGTTGCTATTCTGGAAAACTTTGTCGGTCTTGAGGAATTGGATTTACTGCAGACCCAACTGAATGAAATTGTCACTTGACATTTAATATAAAATCGGTATAATTAGAGAATATGAATAAACAATCCCAAGCTTGGTTAGCTAAATTTTATCCGGTAGATGCGATGGAATCCACAAAGCAAAATGCTGTCGAGCACGCATTACGCAAGTGGCGTGGTTTGACCTCTCATGTATTACAGGAGTATGATTTGTATCTTGACGATCACGTAGTTGCGAAGCGTGGTCCCAATGGTAAAACTGTTTTGGAAATCGGCGCCGATAGTTGTTCTCTCTGTCATCACTATTTGGAAGGGGATTGCATTAAGTGTCCACTTTACAAGGCTCTCAATGGTAGAAAGTGTGATTACTCTGCTATAGATGATGAGCCTCTTTCACCATACCGACAATTTCGTGAAAACGGCAGTCCTGATAAAATGATTGCTGCATTGGAGAAGTGTCTGCCCAAGACTATTAAGAAAAAGCTAGAGACGGCAGCCGATCTGCCCACCTTTGATCCTTGTTGCAATTTGTTGCTTCTTGAAAAAGAAGGTCAGCAATATATTCTTGCTAGAATGGATGTGCGTACACCGGGTGATGGGTTGCTATATGGTTTAATCAATTTGTGGGACGGCAATCGTTATTCAGATTGTATTGTGCTTAAAGCTCATAGGAAAATGACTCCGAGTGAGTTGAAGGTAATTTGTGGTGGTCAGCCTGAATCATTTAAGGTTGTGAAATTTGCAAAATCGGTTTAAGATACCGCCGGTGAATGTAGATATTTCTACGGATTACCTCGACAAAAACGATGGTGTCCGTGAGTGGCTTGTTAGCTATTGCAAGGCCAATAAGATTCGTACATCTACTAGTAAATTTCATTGTATAGGCGATTATCGTGATATGGAAGAGCGTTTGGTTATTCATTTCCGAAGCAATAATCAAATGCGGTGGTTTCAATTAAAAGGCAATCAGAATTATCCTTACTTTGAGTTTCTTTAAGAGTTGACTTTATTTATAAAATTGGTATAATAGAGAATATGAATAAAACATGGGCAGAGAGATTTATCGGCGCACTTAACACTGAATACAATCAGAAAAGAATACAAGAGTTTAGGTGTGCTCGCTATTTGGCACATTGTCATCCAAAATTATACCGAATGAGGAGAATTGATAAAAGGGGTTGGATAGAACTTGAAAAGAAGCATTGGTTTTTTGGTTGGGAATATCATAATTTTCTCTTTAATCTAAAAAATGAAATGATTACATGGATGAATTTTCAATGAAAACAGATAAAGTTTTAAAAGTATTTACCATCACAATTTGTGAGCGGTCTGAAAAAATCAAATACGAAACTGTCCGCGCATCTTCCTTAGAAGAAGCACAAGAGATTGCTGTGGATGAATTTGCTTATGACTTCCGCAGTGATGGTATGGGCAGCTCCTACGGTGTCGAAGTCCTTACCGTCGAAGCAGAATAAACTTGACTTAATATAGAATTTCTCTATAATTAAGTCATTATGAAAGTTAAGTTCCTCCACGAATCCAAAATTCGTATCAAAATTAACCGCTATTGCGGCGATGGTTGCTGCAGCTGGCCGGAATGGGTGGATTCTGAAGCATTCAAGGACGAGGAGTATGTCGTTGATGATGAAGTAGATGTGACGGGACTTGTATTTAATAAAGACTACATAATCATTGAGTATCCATAATGAAAACAATCGTAATCAGCGACTTGCACAATCAAGTGTCATGGGTCGAAGGCTATTTAGCCTCAACGACTTACGACGAAGTTGTGTTTCTTGGCGATTACTTTGATAATTTCTACGATTCGCTTGTTGACATTAAAAGGGCTGCAGAATGGCTCAAAAATAGTCTTAAACAGCGCAACCGCATACACTTATGGGGCAACCACGATTTGTGGTATGCTCATCCTCTTGCTAAAGGTTTGCACTGTTCTGGCAATACAAGTGAGAAGCAAGTAACCATAGAAGGTGTGTTGGATGCTGATGATTGGCAACAGCTTAGGCTCTGTTATTTTAGTCAAAACTTCCTATTTAGCCATGCTGGCATTCATAAGTCTTGGGCATTACATTCTATAAAAGGGTTTGATTATCAATACCTTACGGAGATTTGTGAGGAAGCGCTTACGTATGCTAAGTGTGGTCATACGCCGCGCCTATTGCGTGCAGGATGGTCAAGGGGCGGTGATTTACCTGTTGGTGGTATAACTTGGTTGGATTACGATACGGAATTTGTACCAATCAATGGGATTCATCAAATTGTGGGTCATACACCGCATCCAAACCCTTTAGGGAAAGGTATTTACAAAGCTTCTCCGAACAGGAAGGATAGTTTGAGCAACAATTACGATGTAGATTTTGCTAATCGGTATATAACGATTGTTCAGGATGGCGTCGTAAGTCATGAAAAGAGTCCATTTTTCAACGATAATTAAACTATATATTAAGACTATGAATGTAATGTATAAACCGCTTGAGGAATTGTATGCTAGTATTTACAATGAAATTGTCAAGCACAAATGGGTATTGAGTGAGCGCACAGGCACTGATGTTGGTGTAAATGCGGCTGAGCGGGACTGGTATGCGCGTCACTTTAACGATTGGTCACGGTATCAAAAGAAATTGATATTCGATTCGATTAATTGATTATAAAAACTTTGATTGGTTTGCCCTTGGTTGTTTTAGATACAACATTGGACCAATCTCCCGTTCCACAACAAGACGCAACAGCTGCAACACGATAGGAAAAGGTGGTTCTGTCGGGAAGAACGGCGTCGGTATAACTAAGAATATTTGTTGCTAATGATGCAATGGATGTCCAATTTGTGCCCAAATCAGGACTGCGCTGTAGTAAAATAGAATCATCTACATTATCAGTGCAATTTGAGATACAAACCCAACTCACTCCAAGACCGGGATTCCCTGCATAAATTGTTGCACACGATGTTAAAATTGCAATCGCTGTAATACCAAGTAGTTTTTTAATAATCATAAGTTTTATCCTCCAAAATAAATAGTATCACAAAAAGTTTCCGCTTGACATTTATATAAAAATCGGTAGAATAGTAACAATATGACAAACGACAAAGTTATTAAGTTTCTTCGCGGTCTTGCCCTAACTTCACTCCCCTGTTCTCCTGTTATCAAGGAACAAGCGCTCGACCTCTTAATTGAGATTAGCCCAAGTCCAGAGATGTTTTATACGATTGTCGGCTCGACAGCAATGGGCAGTCCACGTTTTAATCTTTCTCCTACGCAATACATTATCATTGATGATTTTCTTGCTATGGGTAATAAGATTGCTGCTATTAAGGAAATCCGGCGGGTGACAAATTGGGGCTTGAGGGATGCTAAGGATGCATCAGAGGATGTACGTAATTTTACCAATGCTAAGCCTCCTGTTTTTACAGCATTTTAAGACATGCAACGTCACAACAAATATATTGCTGGATTGTTTTTTGGAATGTTTGGTGGTCTATTCCTTTATGGTTCTGCAGTCCTTGGCTTTTTATCAAGCCCACGACATTTTAATGTTTTAGTATGTATATTTGTTCCGTTGATATTGCTTGTATTAACATGCATCGGTGCATTTCTAATTGGAAAAAATGAAATCTTCTAAGAATAGTTGTTGACAGAAATAAGAATTGTGGTATGATAGATGTCGTTGAGAAAACAACGCTAAAATAAACCGTGGGAGTCAATGTTAAAGACCCGTCAGGAAATGACAAGCGAGCAAACCGGTTAGAAGCCAACCTTAAACTCAATGCTAGTGACTAGCAAAGTCAGACAAGACTGAAAAACCATCAGCACAAGATGTAAAAATCAGTCCGAGCAAGACTTAAAACTCTCAGTCAGGAAAGACTCAAACATCAGTCATGACACGACTAAAACATCAGTCCGAACAAGACTCTAAATTGTCAGTCAGGACAAGACTCAAAAACCAGTCAGTCAAGACTTAAAAACCGCCGATGGTGAGTGGCGTAAAACAGAACCAAGTCTTTGATTGGCCTAGACGATAAACAAGTGCGCAACGAGGTTTCTTTTACGGCGAGCCGATACGGCGTAACCGAGTTTTCTTTTATCGCAATTAAAGAAAACTTCCATTTTCCTCTTGACTTATTATATAATTTCTGTATAATTATACTATGAAAGCAAGACTATCGTGGTATGTAATCAAAAAGTATTTTCGTGGCGGCAGCTCTGAATACGCCTTTCGTTTGACAAAGAAAATTGCCAATGAATGGTCAAGTTGGGATGGGTTGTTTGAATATATTGGAGAGAATACAAACGGTGGTCATGAATCAGGTTATACTATTCATGCTTACAGAAAATTTTCAAAGCCCAAAGATATGAAAGTACTTTCTATAGAATCAGTTACAAGAACGGGTATTGTTGTTAAATAAGAGCTTGACTTATTATATAATTTACCTATAATAAAGAGTATGAAAGCTATTAAGATTGATTCCCACCTGCAGACAATTACAGAGATTGAAGTAAACGGTCTAACTGATATGCAGAAGGCTGTCGAAGGACTCATTGAAGTCGCTGCCGAAATTAAACACGGCAGCAAGTATAACACAGTTTATGTAAATGAAGAAGGTCTATTTGAGCCGCACACCGATTGGTTTATTTGGGACGGCGCTCATCAGCCATTCAAGGGCAATGGCCTTGTCGTCGGTTACAATCCAAAGTCAGGCAATAGCTTGGATAGCAATATGACCGTCGCAGATGTTCAGAAGTTTGTGCGCTTTGTCTCCGAAGATGTTGTGCGACTGGATATGGAATAATTAAATAGATGTTGACAAATATATAAAAATATATATACTTGTTAGTAGTGAGTTGTTAATTGGTTAGTTTGATGGAGACTTTAACAACTTTCTCTCCCGTGCTGGGGGAGACGAGATCCATCAGCGGCGACCAACCGCGTCAAGACAAAATGAATTTTAGATGTTGATGGCTGGGGGCACTACAGCAGCTATCAAATAAGGTTTATGGTAATCCTAAAAAACCACTGGTAGCGGAGGTTGTAAATGTTCTTTTGATAACTTATGGGCAAGAAAGCTCAAAATGGTAGAGAGCGCATTATGTAGACCCGATTGACGAATCTAGTGTAACGCACTATAGGCGGCGCCGTGAACCGGTAAAGCGGACCAACGGTTTATATCACGAACACTCGAAGTAAAGAGGTAGCGGGTTCGACTCCCGCCTTGCCCATCAATTTGTTTCGCTGGATTATACTGTAGAACGGTATAGGCGTAGAGTGTCCTGAGGAGGTATGGCTTCGTCGGACCTAAGACTAACACGCACCATAACAAGCGAAACAATCAATTTGCAAACGGTGCTAGACCGCATCGAATCACGGATTTTTCTAGCCTACTCCGTGTGAAGTTTTTTGGTTGTCGAATATAAGCAAACCAAAGCTATTTTGTTGTTGACATTTATTATAATTTCCGTATAATAAGAGAATAATGAATAAAGTTATTGAATATCGAATTGTTGACTTAGGCCTAAAGCATCACCTTGAAAAAACTGTCAATGACTGGATTAGATTAGGTTGGATTCCGATTGGCGGCGTAACTTTTATTGAATCCCATTTTCCTGGTGGGTCAGATTCTTGGATACAGGCAATGGTAAGATATGAGAGTTGAACCACGAGTAATTACACTAGATGACAATCGGTTTGATGTTGAATTTGACGGCACTTCTCTTGGCCGACAATACAACTGGCTGACCGGTATGCAAATCACAAACTGGCAGAGAATTGATGGCAATTGTGTCCGTGTAATCTTCGACAATTCACAGAAGGCTTAATTATGGAAACAACTAGAGCATTTGAAATTTGGTGGGCAGAGACTCATATAACATCTACATCGCCTTTAATTGTTGAAGCATTCAAAGAAATTGCATGGAAAGATTGGCAAGCCGGTGAAAAACACTGCGCGGATTCCTCAAGGTTTGGAGCTTAATATGCGATTGACAAATCTATCAAATAAAGTATAATTAAAGAGTTATGAAATACATTATCTTCGATGTCAATGGTCTTGAGTGTCCCGTAATCTTTTCCGAATTGTTGACGCACAATCAAGTTCGGCAAAGTTTTCCTGATTATTACACACCCATTTCGGCGGGATTCTGCCGGGCAAGTGTTGAGGATACGGGCGGCGACGAAGAATTAGTTATAAGAGCGTGGGGCAAGTCTGTTTCTCTTAACCTTTCTTCGGGTGTAAATGATACAGAAATATTAACGAAGTGTAATGAATGGAGTCAATAATGAAAACCACGACAATTAACTTGGGTTATCTAAACGAAAAGACCGCAGCTAAAGTATATAATGCTTTGAATGGTAAAACATATATGAATTTCTGTGTTAATCGTGGTGTAGTTCCCAGCGGTATAGCGGTAACAATCACAACTGATTATGATGCCACCCACAATGAAATTAGCGGGAAGGCGTTGCACGTTTTAGCAGAGGCAATGCTATGAGTGATACACGCAGATGGATTCAACCGGGCTGGGATAATTACGGTAAGCCAAAAAGTAAAAAGCATCAGAGTAAAGACCGCAAACCTTTTCCAAAAGGACACCGCTTTGCTAAGGGAACACGCAATAGTGCTTACAATCTATTAAAGAAAGTAGATGCGCTGCGTTTCGACGAAGAATTTAACACTTGACATTTATTATAATTTCGGTATAATTAGTATATGGTTATGAATGACACGATTACAGTTAATTCGTTAGTTGACTATTTCTCAAAGAAACTGGGACAAACTACGCTGGGTGTAGTTATTCGTGAATGTCAAATTGTCGCAGAAAATGTTTTAGTGCAACCCGTCAGTGGTTCTAAATCTGACCGTGAGTGGATTTCCAAAGAAGATTGCTCGGTGATATAAATGGAAATCGTAACACCACAACCGCTTGAAGCAACTGACCCCGCATTGGCGGAATTGTTCAAATGGTATGTCAATGAAAATGTTCCGGAATATAAGCGGCAACAAGTAATCCTACAATGGAAGAAAGAACACGCTTACGACCTCTGCCAATGTGGCAGCGGTAAGAAAGCAAAATTCTGTGAGTGCGTATGAATAAAGAAGCCTATACCGACGACCTTAATAAAATCCTAACAAGTAATACCAAATTCATTCTTTGGTCCAATACACGTTGGCCATGGAGCCTTCGAGCGATGAATAGTATTTTCTATAAAATTCTTGGCGCTATTGCGGAAATGAAGCACCATTACATTCCCGTTGATAACGGCGAAACCTATGCCGCTATTCCATTGCCTTCTTCCGTTGCACAGTTTACACGAAATGATGAAATCGTCAAAGACAGAAATTGGCGTGGTAAGGAAGTTGAAAAAACAATCATACGACATATCCTTTACTTAAACTTTGATAAAGCTTTAACCGACGCAGAAGTTAAAATGTGGCGCCTAATTAAGCTCGGTATCTTCCTTGACGAAAAACTTGACATTAACCACGTTTGGTAAACACTGCTTGACATTCTTATACAAATCCGTATAATAAGAGAATAATGAAGCTTAACCTTCCTGTTCATTCGACCCGACACTTCACTGCTCATTTCTGCGACAAGCTTATGATTGCAGAAGCAAGTAACTTGACAGGCCGATTGATAGGGCAGATGTATGACGATGCCTGTGATATTGGTATGGCTATGTATAGTGAGAAAACCGGCAAGCAATCGGAATGGACTCTGGTTAAGACCGATGAGGACAACGAAGATGTTTATGGTTGGAATTTTGCACCAACAGCTGAGAGTATTCGGAAATTCCCTAATCTTGCTGGTTGGTCCGTGTTGATTATTAACGATTGACAAAAACTACAAAAAAGGTATAATTACTAATATGATTAACATTACTCTAGCACCAAACGAAAAAATCTCCATCAATGGAGTCGTCTTTAATGAAAAACCTGTCTGCGCAAAACCGCCGACTGCCGACTTTAAATTTAAGGTCGGTGATTCAGTTGATATTAAGTTTAATGATGTTGATATTCACGGCGCAAAAGTTATCTCAGCATTTATTTGCGATGGAAGTTTCAAGCAATATGTAATCCGTCACAATTATCATGCTTTTAGAGTAAAAGACAAACAACTTACATTCACAATTTCAGTGTGGCCAGAAGATTTTCTAAGTCAGCCGAAACCACAAGATTTTCTAAGTCAGCCGAAACCACTAACAGTAAAAGCTGATTACAATTCTTGGGCGCCTCCGGAAAATTATAATTGGAGTAGTAATGACATTACTCCATGGAGTAATGAGTGGCATGCAAAATAAACCTTTAGAATTACCACAATGGTTAATTGATTGGGCCAACGCCGCTCCCATTCATATTATAGATTTTGTGTCTAAAAAAGAAGTTGACAATCTTAATAAGATAACAGATAATACCAAAGATGTTAAAAATGAAAACTAATACCACCGCCACTTTTGATGTTAAATTAAAGCCCGAAAACCGCAACCTGATTATCAGCGCCCTCAATACTACAACCAATCTCCCCTATAATCGGTTGGAGAATGAAATCGGCATTATACTGGATTTTTGCCTAATGCACAACTATAATAATCGTTGCACCATGGCTGCATGCTTCGGCGTGCTCTGGAAACGATATAGCAAAATCTACGAAAGTGCCGAAAAGGAATCGTAATGCAACTTCGTAAACAACACCGCAAACAAATCAGAAATGTCATCCCATGCCGCTGGTGTGGTAATGATGAACATAAAACTAAAGAATGCCCAAAAGTATCTTTAGGTGGTAAGAAACGCAAACAAGAAAGAGAATACCGCTCCGACGATTGGTATGATAAACAATGAATAAACTAATCATAATCCTATTAAGTGTAACATGTTTGTATTTAACTGGTTGTTCAAAACGTACTACACCGGGTGGTGCTCGAAATGCTGTATATAAAGAGTTCCAAACCACAGATATTCAAACTGTTCCCGGTTCCATTTACACCTTTATCGTCCGCGCAACAAACGGAAGTGTTTGGTATGTAAAGTGTGACAACATAGACGATAATGAAATATCCAGTAAGTGTATTTTGTTTAAGTGATTGCCCATTAAAGACTTATAACTTGTGAATAACCCTTGACTTATTATATAAATATTGTATAATTAGAGAGTAATGAAAAGTATAGTTAAGTGGTTAAAATCGTTAGTAACCAAACCCGTCAATTCTTGGAAGTTGTCACCAAGCGACTTTGCCTTCCTCTATAATCGTTGCCCTCGTTGCTTCTATAATAAAGTGCGACGGATTCCAACACTCACAGTTCCGGGCTATACTCCAATCGCCAAGATATTTAATACGATTGACAGCGGTATGAAAGCTGCATTCAATGGTATCCGCACCGAAGCAGTTTGTGATAACATACCAGCAGGTGTCATTGAGTTTTCTGAAAACCTTAATATCGAATCCCTACCATTCGCTGTTGATGCCGGTGATGTTCCTCTTTACTTTAAGGGTAAATATGACGCTCGTATTAAACTTGACGACGGCACCTATGGTATCATAGATTTTAAGACCACACAAGCTAAACAAGAGAAAATGCGCTTGTATTCTTCACAATTACATAGTTACGCACATAGCGTTGAGAATCCAGCGAATAAGGGCGACGGCTTTGGTCCGGTTACTAAATTAGGCTTACTAATTTATGAGCCCGCGTCATTTTCCTTTACAAAGGGTGAAGGTAAATTGGAAGGCAAGTTGACCTATATTCCAATTCCCCGCGATGATAACATGTTCTTTGGGTTTCTCCGCGAGGTTTATTCACTCTTAAAGAGTAATCCGCCAATGAGCAATCCGGAATGTCAAACTTGTAATTGTCATTGACAAACAAAAGAAAAAAGGTATAATTAAAGAATTATGAAAATCTATAAAATCACTGTGGGATTTGTTATCCAACAATTCGACACTGAACTAGGAAAATATATTAGCCAAGAATTTATAGCGGGCGATGAGGTCAGCTATGAGTTTTTAAATGGTGAAATAGCGGATTCTAGTTTAATGGAAATCAATGGGGTTGAACCTTACCTACCATTAGAAATGTCTCAGCCCTCTTAACAAAACAAAAAGGTATAATTAAAGAATTATGAAAACAAAAGTAATCGTCGGTAAACCAACAACATCTAAAACAACTGTCACCCTTAATTGTGTCAAAAACAATGCCGGTGTCTATCAAGAATCTAGCCCCAGTGCTGATAATGATGTTTTTATTGTATCCTTTGGAAGTACTACTGTATTGTATGTAGATTCAGCCAACAATGAAGTTGAGCCCATGGATTTTTCCGTTTGGAGTGAAACTGAGTTTGTCAAGGTCAATGTTCCCCTAACTATTACTGCAGAAAATACCGAAGAATAATTATGAAAACCACCGTCAAAGTTTCAATGAAAAGTCCAAACACACCAAAGCTAGCTACATTCACGCTCAACCAAATTAAGAAGCGCCGTGGTATCTATCAGATTGTAAACGATGAAGTAACAGGTGTTAAGCCACGCTATCATGATTGTTATTTTGTTTCCGTACCCTACTCCAACAATGAAATGGGCATTACAATGGCAGTATTATATATTTGCGAAAATGACGTTGAAGCCATGTCTAAGGATGCTTGGGATGACAATATTTTCTTTGAAAATACCGATGTCAAGATTACATTTACCATAGAATAAGCTGTTGACAATTATTATAAAATCGGTATAATTAGTAAATAATGAATGACACCGATCGCTTCTCCGTCGTTGAGTTCTACCACCTTCCCGGCTTTATGCAGGAAGAGTCCGCTCGCCTAATCAGCCCAAAGGCTGGAATGCCCAAATCCTTCTGTCAAGGCATTGTGGCGGCTGAAACAAAACTCAACAAGGTCACCGGTTGTTCCAGCGAATACCGTTACGAAATTCTACCCCTTTCGGAAGTCTTTCAGAAAATCGCAATGACCAACGGCCTCAAAAAGCGCATAATCGCTGAGTTCCGTCACAAGGTCTATGGCGAGCCGATTCCAGTTGGCTGTCAACTCCGAGACTAATATGAAGGCATTACTTACCCTCTTATTCGTTTTAATTACATCCGTGGTATCAGCTCAAGTACTCGATTACCATATTAAAACCTTTGCCTTCACCAATGATGTCTCTAAAGGTTGGACAAACAACTGGCTCTATGTCGAAGCTCATAGCGAAACCAACGACCTCTGGGGTAAAGAAGTCTACCTCGAAGGTAAAGTTAATATAACCGATACCAATTGGACCGAAGTCGCAGGCACACGTTACCTCTACACCGGTATCCAAACCAATGTTAACTTCCGCCAAGGTAACTTTAAATTCTACCGCGCGGGCCATACCGACTAATAGATGTTATCCCTATGCTCTCCCCATAGGTGCAGGTAGTCTCCCCATAGTATCTCCCCTCGATGCTCCCCATTAACCCCCCTTAAATGGGGTGGGGTACCCTTCTGAATAGGGGGGTACAGCATACCCCCACCGCAGGGATACCCTTTTTAGATCCGGGCCTAGAAAATCCCATTGAATTTTTTATTATAAAAGAAGTGATTTAATGGGTATATTTTTGAGATTAAGTAGGGGTTTGGTGTGCGGGGGCGGGGGCAAAAAAATATAGGGGAAAAGTTATTAAATTATTAAATGGTTATAATAATTATATGGGGTAATATTATGATTAATGTAATAGTTGATAAGATTATTAAGGGTGGTGGGTATGAGGATTGTGAGGTAATTGGATCTTTAATGGAGCTTTATAATGAACCTGATGGGGATGTGGTGAGTGGGTCTGGGGGTATTATTGAATATAGGCGGAAGTTAATGGAGAAGATTGAGCGATTAAGCATTGACTGATAATATATATTAGGGATACCGCGAGGGTATATAAGAAGCAGCAAATAATGGAGAATTGAGATTATGGAAATTAAAGAGATAAGGGTTCGTGATAATAAGTGGTATGGGTGTATTCCGGATTATCCTGACATTCGAGATTTAAAGTTTTCGGCACCGAAGCCGATGCTTGAAGCATTACCGAGCAGTGTTGATTTGCGGAGTAAGTTAGCAAGTGTATATGATCAGGGCAATTTGGGAAGTTGTACAGCGAATGCGGGTTGTGGAATTTTTCATTATAATCAGATACAGCAGGACATTAAATGGGAGAGCGATCCCTCGCGGTTATATTTGTATTACAATACGCGGCGGCTTGAAGGGACCGTGAAGCAAGACAGTGGTGCGAGTATTCGTGATACGATTAAGGCGATTGCGTCGTATGGTATGTGTCTTGAGAATGACTGGCCATATATGATTAACAAGTTTACGACAAAACCCCCTCAGAAGAATTACAAATTTGGGCGGCAGCATACTGCGGTGATATATGAACGTGTTGAGCAGAATTTGAATCAAATTAAGGCGGTTTTGGCAAGTGGGGAGTTAGTGGTGATTGGATTTTCGGTATACAGTGGTTTTGAGACGCCGGAAGTGGCGACGAGTGGGCAACTGAATATGCCTGGAGCGGGAGAGTATTTGATGGGTGGGCATGCGGTATTATTTGTTGGGTATGATGATGCGACTCAGCGGTTGTGGGTGCGGAACAGTTGGGGTGCGGATTGGGGTATTAACGGAGATTTTACGATGCCGTATGAGTATGCGGTGCATCCTGATTTGGCTTGTGATTTTTGGACAGTGCGGACAGTTAAGTAAGATTGTTATAGACAACAAAAAGGAATAGATATGTTAAGTTTAATATTGTTAGTGTTGTTAGTATTGGCGGGTCTTAGTTTAGTTACGGGGGATAAGCTTCCGTATTCTGAGCATTGTCGGGGCTTGGTTATACTTGTGGCGCTTTGGGTACTTTTGTGGAAGGTATTTGGGCATTAAGGTTGGGTGATTATTTATATTATTGACATAGTTTTGAAATTGTGTATGATATATAAGTGTTGTGGGAGTTCTTTGAGAAGTTAATGGGAGTGTAAAGGTATCGACTTAGGGTACAGCTTATGAATGCATGTGGAGGGTTGAGTGAAAGGCCTCTTTAAAAATTCATTCGAAAAAGTAAATGCTGAAAACAGTAATACTTATGGCTTTGTCTATGACAATGGCCTTGTTCTTGCTTAATTAAATAGGCGAACCGTTATGTGGGATGATGTATGATAGTTCTGGATAACGACATTTATCATATATTTGGTATACCGTTTAAATTTATGGGTATAGCGAATTAACAATAAGTTTCCTTGACAGGTAATTTTTCTATTTTTGATATTTGTCATTGTAAATGAAAGTAGGCAAGCATGTAGACTTCAATGGTATGTAGTTTAAGGACAGCGGTTCAATTCCGCTCACTTCCACCAATTTAGTATAAAGATAAAAGAGCAATATACCAGAATTAAGTGCCCGTACTATGAATAGAGATGGGCTGCTACGCATAAAAAGTAGATGAACTTTGATTTCATCGAAGAGCAAGAGCTAGGCGCGACTCCGAATAGTCTGCTTTGTATTGGAGCGAGACACTTCAATTGGTAAATCAAACTATTGCTCTTTTTTCTTTGTCCGCGTTTATATTTATAATTAATATGGATAATGTTGCTCGACTTAAAAGGTATATAAAGGAGTTTATATATAAGGATAAAGACCCACATCGTTTTGATGATATGCCGGGAAATATGATTCATGTTAATCCGGAAGATGTTATTGACACCTCGCTTACGGAAAAGAAGAAAGTCAACTGGGATTCTTTGGCGAATGATTTTATTAAGGCTGACCCTCTCGAAGAAAAGTTAAAAGAAATAGATAAAGAATAGTGATTGACATGGTTATAGTTTTGTTGTATTGTATTGTCTATGGTATCAAAAGACGAAGAAATTTTTATGGTTTCACCTTATAGTGAGAACGTATTGAATGTTAAATATGAAAGAGAAGGGGACCGTTATGGTTTAGCCATCTCACGTTCGAGGCAATCAAGAATCTTAAATTTCCGTCAGCGTATTTCTTGGATGTTTAATGTATTAATTACAGGTAAGCCTCAATCTGATTTTATTTATTTACTTTCTGAGCAACTGAAATTGTTGTTTGATTTTTACAAGAATGTTGAAAACAGAGGAGCGGAAACCTACACGCAATTGGAATTTAATTTTAAGGAAGTGCCAAGACGTGCGGTATCGCTTCAAGATAAAAGGCAATTGTTATTGGATATTGCTGATGATGAGCTTTAATATATGAATACAGACACCAAAGAAAGAAGAGAGTCGTATGTAGTTGTTCGGAATAACATACGTGTATCGGATAAAGAGTATTTGAAAGAGGATGATGCTCAGAATGAATTTGAGTATTGGCATAAGTTGGTAAAGGATTGGCCGGATGGCAGTAAGGTTGAGGTTGTTAAGAAAGACTCGCGGTTACATAGGATATACAATTTATGACAGAGGAAAAAGTTTTTGGATTACGACAGAGAATTTTAAAGGCGCAGAGCGAGCAGGAAATTCTTGATTTATTAGAAGAGGGCAAGACTTTCAAAGTTGCTTCGGAGAGGACGAAGCGGACTTGGCGGCGAACGGGCAAGGATGTGTTAGCAAAACTAAATTCGTTTAAAGCGGATAAGAAAGATAAGAAGTAATATAAAATAACATAAATAAAATAAGACACGCATCGTAATATGATGCGTTTTTTATTTATTGGTTTGATATTTATATGTGTTATGACTACTATCAGAAAAAAGAAAGTGTCAGCGGAAAAGAAAGTTGTGAAGGCTAGTATAAAGAAAGTTATTCCTATTGTGCCTACTCCTCCGGTAGAATTTATACCATTAGCTTTACCATCCAACAATAATTCTCTTGCGAAGTATATAAGCACCAATAGAATTAAATTAATGGAGACAGTTATATCTTCGGTGGAGAATGCGATGCAAAATAACATGCATGTTGCGGAAGTATTTACTTTTGACAACAATGATTTTCTTATTACGGTTAATAGGGCGCAATTTAAGAAGAACATAGAAAAGATATATAATTTTTATGTTCAGAATGAATATTTTGAGTTATGTCCAAGGGTTGTACGGTTAATTAAAAGCTTAAATGAAAAATAAAAAGTTGGATAGAAGTCCAATTGTAAATCAAACTTCTAAACTAAAACAACAATTAAACATACGTGAGCGTGTATTTACAGAAAAGCAGCAAGAGTTTCTGCGGCTTATTTTGGATAAGAATGTGAAGATGATAATTGTTTCTGGTCCTGCGGGCACAGCAAAGACTTATATGGCGGTATATAGTGCGCTCAAGTTACTGAATGAAAAGAGGATTAGTGATTTAATTTATGTGCGGAGTGTGGTAGAGAGTGCGGATAGCAAGATGGGATTTTTGCCGGGAGAAAAAGAGGAAAAGTTAGAACCATATGTTCAGCCATTGATGGATAAGTTGGAGGAATTTTTATCAAAGGGTGAAATTGATGGTTTAATGAAAGACAATCGGATTAATGCTGTTCATGTTGGATTTTTGCGTGGTTTAAATTGGAATGCTAAATTTATAATTGCAGATGAGGCGCAAAATATGTCTACCAAAGAGCTTATTACATTGATAACAAGGACGGGGGAGTTTAGCAAGATATTAGTGTTGGGAGATCCTGATCAATCGGATATTAATTCCAAGAGTGGTTTTACTAAAGTATTTACGGCTTTTGATGATGAAGAAAGCAGACAAAATGGTATATATACATATACTTTTACAGAGGATGATGTAGTCAGATCTTCTTTGGTACAATTTATCATTAAAAAAATCAAAAAATCAGATTCTTTACATATTTATAAATAAGAATGTAATATATGGCACAGTGCGATTCAAAAAAAATAACAGAATTAGCAATTTTAACATCTGCGAGTATAGCCCCTGAGGATTTACTTGCGGTTGCAGATGTAAGTATAAAGCAGACAAAATCCATAACTTTGTCGGAATTAGAAAGTCGTTTAAATGCAGAACTTTATGTACAAAACGCAGTTCATTCAGATGTTTCAGACCATGCATTAAATGCTGATTTTGCTGCATCAGCCAGTTGGTCTAATATTTCTGCTTTTTCGTTTACATCGTCTTATGCTCAGACTATTGCCGCGCAGTCGCTTCCAATAAGTGTTTCTCACGCACTTTATGCTGATGTGGCGGGTTTTGCTGATTATGCTTCGGAGGCCGGTCATGCGTTAACTGCTGATAATACAATGTCATCTGCATCTGTATCTCTTTTTGCGGAGAGCGCTTCGTGGGCATCTTCATCGGTTAGTTCTTCTTATGCCTTAACAAGTTCATATACTATTGGTACTCCAACGGTTAGTGCATCATATGCGACCACTGCTTCTTATGCTGTTACTGCAAGTTATTTTATAGGTAGTACTACGGGAACTCAATTTCAAAAGGTAGTGGCTACAGCAGATCATAATATTACTAGTTGGTTGTCGGGAAATGGTCCGGGGTTTGGTTCGGGTACATGGATATTAGATCCGACAATTTCTATTCCGATAACTGCGAATCAAAGAATATTAATAGATTTTGTAGCGCCATATTATGCAAGAGGCGGAGATGATATTGCGTTTTATATAGGCATAGCAGGAACATCAACATGTGGTTTAATTTGTACACTTGATCGTGATAGTGGGGGTTCTCCACATTTTAAATATTTTACTTCAATGAGTAATTTGGCGCAGGTTAATTATATATTTAATAATTTTGGAGCTACACAAGATCCTGGAATGATTGTGGCGCGTGGTTGGTATTTAACGCCAGGGGTTGTTGCGCCTGGAGCAAAAATATCATTTTATTATACAAAGAGAGCGAATGGTAGTGGTGGTACGAATGCAGTAGTTCGTGCTGGTAGAACTCTTATATATTCTGTGGTATAATATATTTTATAAAAAGTTGAAGGGGTTTTATTTTTGTGGTATAGTTTAGGTGTTATGAAAAACTATACGGAAGTTCAAATCAAAGAAAATTTTAATACATTTATTGAATTTATAAAGTCTCATTTTTCTGGGGATAGGCTTGAGAAACTATTAAAAATGTATTCCGAAGAAGAATATGGTTATCGTGCTGCAATTGCTCCCGCCTCTTCCAAAGAATATTTATATAAATGTTATCCGGGTGGTTATATTGAGCATATTATGTGTGTTTGCAAATCTGCGTTTGGCGTAAAAAAATTGTGGGAGACAATGGGAACGATTGTTGATTTTACCGACGAAGAATTAATATTTTCTGCGTTGCATCATAACTTGGGAAAACTTGGTGATGAAAACGGAGAATATTATCTTGTCCAAGATAATGATTGGCTGATAAAAAACCGCAGTGAATTGTATAAGATTAATATAGCGTTGCAACATATGCCGGTATGCGATAGGTCGTTGTATATATTACAAAAATATGGTATTAATTGTACTAAGGCGGAATATTTAGCAATCAAGTTATATGACGGAATGTATAGTGAGCCTAACAAGACTTATTTACAGGTATTTGCAATTGAGAATGACTTGAAGACAAATTTGCCTCATATTATTCATGCCGCGAGTTATTTGGCCTGTCGTGTTGGAATTGATAGATACAAGCAAGAAAATCTATAATTAAGTATATATAAAGGAAAGAAAACCGCTCATATAGAGCGGTTTCTTTGTTTCATGACTATATATAAGAATCGTAGATTATAACGCATGAAACATTCAAAATTTTTTCCTCGTCTTTTACTTTTCTCCGCTTTAACACTTTCTTTTTGTGCCGCGTATTTTTCTGTATATGGCATTTCAAGTTTGTTTAGTGGAGCAATGATATCTGTCTCTATAATGGCTGGTTGTTTAGAAGTGGCTAAATTGGTTAGCAGTAGTTTTCTTTTTAGGTATTGGAACAAAACCAAAGCATTTTTAAAGGCCTATATGTTAATTGGTGTGGTGGTATTATTAATTATAACCTCAGCGGGCATATTTGGTTATTTGTCAGCGGCTTATCAAAAATCTTCAACGGAAAGCAAGATATTAACGGAGAATGTTGAGCTTATAAATGGTCAAAAGAAAATTCTTATTGATCGAATTGCTCAATCGAATAAGAGAATAGATTTTATAACAAAGTTGCGTGATACACAGGAGACGCGTTTAAGTGAAATGCTTAAGAATGAAGAGATTGCAAAGAATATTATTCAATTGCAAGAGGTACAGGGGCAAACCGCTGATTTGATTAAGAAGTCCGATGCTGATTTTGAAGTTGAAAACAAGAAAATACAAGAGTATACCGCCGGCATATCAAAATTAGATGCAGATGTGTCTCAGTTAAAGATAAAAGGGTTGGAAAAGAGAGATATAACTACATTTCAATTTGTTGCTGATGCGCTCGGTATGAATATAAATTCTGTAGTAAAGTGGTTTATTTTATCCTTAATATTTGTATTTGACCCAATGGCAATTGCGATGTTATTGGCATACAATACGATTGTATATGAACATTTAACATATGGTAGAGATGAAGATTTGATAGAAAAAGATGAAAAAGTGGTTAAAACTGCGGAAGCATCTCCAATAAAAGAAGCAAATCAAGATAATATACCATTAAAAGAGGCGGTTGCTGTCGAAGAAAAAGTTAAAAAGAGCAGTGGCGGAGCTTTTTCTAAGATTTTAAGAAAGCCTTTCTTAAAAATGTATAAATAATAATTAAAATAAATTGATTAATATCTATTACTCGTATATGTTAATGGAGAATTTGAATGTATTATATAACACAGCTAGATATAAAAGAGATTATTGAATTATTGAACAAGGCAATTAAATACGAAGAATGGGATCAAGTGGAGGAAGCAAAAGAATATTTGGAAGAATTTGTTACAAATGACAAAGAAGAATATCGAACGGAGTAAAAAATAAATATGTGGTTATATATAATTTTAATAGTTTTACTGGTCATTTCTGTCGGTGCTAATATAGCGATGGGAATTGTGATAAAAAATAATTTGTTAAAAATAAGCATTTATGAAGGATGGATATTATCTACTCTTAATGAATGTAAGCAGGCATATTTGCGTCTAAAAGAGATTGACGACAAGCAAATGTTTGAAAAAGACGATGATGTTGGTTTTATATTTACAAGTATGTTAAATATAATAGATGAGTTGGAAAAAAAGATAGAATAATATATGAAGAAAAAATTCACTGGTAAAAAAAATAAACAAAAGAGGATAAAGTTAAAGAAGAAAATACAAGTAGTAAAGAAGCATCGTAGAGTAAAAAAAGAAAAAATTATAAAGGTAGTAAAAAGAAGTAAACCAAGTGTAGCGGCTCCTGTTATTGCCGTTGAAAAAGAAAAGAGAAAGCCTTCCATTGAAAAGATGTATTTTACTAAAAATACACAAGATGCTATTGTTTTGTATAATAAAGAAGAAGACCTTGTAAAGCGGAATGAAATTTATAACACCAAAATTAAATTTTCATTTGAGAAACTTGTTGAAAATATTTTAAATACTTTTAAATTTAGTTATTTTGATGTCGGTTCTCTTGATACCCAAAAAGAAACAGTATCACATTTGGTTGCTAATATGGACAAGTATGAAGAAAGAAAAGGAAAAGCATTTTCATATTTTAGCATCATAGCAAAAAATTATCTAATATTTCATAATAATAATAATTTTAAACGATATAATCAACATGTTGATATAACAGAAGAACATGAAGAGCATGGTGTTCGATTACAAGTTAAAGATAAACATCACGATGATGTACAAACGCGGGAATTTTTAGATTTGATGATTAATTTTTGGGATGCGAACATTGATAAGATATTTAAAAAACAGAGAGATATTTCTATTGCGAATGCGGTTATAGAACTTTTTAGGAATATAGACAGAATAGATGCTTTCAACAAAAAGGCATTATATCTTTATATCCGAGAAATTTCTGCGTGTAAAACTCAACAGATAACAAAAGTGATCAATAGAATGAAGCAGTATCAAGATCAAATCAAAAATGCTTATGTAAATAGTGGCACTATTTCGGTATAATCGACCGATGATTTGCCGTAATTAACCGAAAATCTACTGAAAATGTTAGCAATCATATATATTTATACATATGAATATAGATTTATCTGATTTTGAGATTTATAAAGGCAAAAGTTTTTCTTCTCTTTGTAAAGAAATAGTTACCAATCAAAACGAAAAGAAAGATCAACTTGATGTTCTTATTAGTGAATTGCGGCCTCTGATTAAAACTGTTAGTGATGCGATGGTTATTGTTCCTCTTTTAAAGGAATATTTTGATGTTGGTGTAAAGAATGACGAACAGCTTGTCAAACTGGCTGCGGTAATTCAAAAAATAATAACCCGCAATGATGCTATTGATGGAAATGATCCATTTACTATTACCGAAGATGAAAAGAAAGAACTTCTTAGCGGTATGGCAGATATAGCAAAAGAGGCAGAAACTATTTTACCACCAAAAAAATCTTCAGAAACCTCCGTGTAAAATAAATGAGCACACTAATAACAAATCAATTATTTAATTATAATATTGATGAAGAAAATTTTTTAGCCACAAAGCGTGACTTAAAGTATATTCAAAATACTATAACGGAGATGCAATGGGAGCCGGGTATAGTTCTTGATATTATTTTGGATGATACCCACCCCCTTTTTAATAGTCCGGGTCTTGGAAATGTTGTTAATCCTGATATATGGCCGTTGAATTATAAAGATGAAATAGCTAAAAAGACTGATAAAAGTTATTCTGAGGTTGGTGTAGCTCTAATTCGACTATGCCTTTCACAAAATAAACAAGATAAAGAAGATGTTATTTATGCATATCCATTGGATAAAGAGTTTTCTTCATGTCCATTGTTAAATGAGATTGTGGGTGTCGTAAAATTTTTAGATAGATATTATTATTCAAACAAAATTAATTACAAGAATTTAGCTAATACCTCAGCAGATTTTAGGTTTGAACCGACTTATGGCCAGATTGAAAAAAATACAGGTAATATTAGAAAAGACGGGACAGCTGATCCATTAAAAGGGCCTGAGTCAAAATTTGATTCTCTTTCGGCTGAAAATAAAAACACTTATTTTCGGGGAATATTAGGAAATTACTTTTGGTTTAACCGAAGAATTAGAAATCTAAGAAGATTTGAGGGTGATACAATTATAGAAAGTCGCTTTGGCCAATCTATAAGATTTGGGGCATATGATTCCAACAGAAAAAATGATGTGGGTGCTTATGCTGATTATAAAACTGGAAAGGATGACAAAGCAACAAACACCTTTAGTAATATGCACACGGGCGGAGGCAACCCGATGATTCTTATTAGAAATCGTCAACATCCTCTAGATAAAAGTAAATTATTAAATAGTGAAATTAATGTGGGCGGGTATATTACAGAGGATATAAATAGTGATGGTTCAGCTATTCATATAACATCTGGTCTAACACAATCAAGATTTTTTCAAACGACACTTAAAAGTATTTTTACAAAAGGCTCTGGATGGAAGTTTCCGCCCTTAGTAGGAGATCAAATTGTAATAAACTCTGACCGACTTGTTTTTTCAGCAAAAGCAAATGAAATCATGCATTTTTCAAAGAAGAGATATATGATTGTTACAGATGATGAATATGTTTTAGATGCTCAAAAACAAATTGTATTAAACACAAATAATAAAACTGTTATAAATTCTCCAGCGATTTATTTGGGTGAATACAACAATACAAATGAACCGGCTGTTTTAGGACAGAGTTTGGTTGATTGGTTATTTGATATATGTAATTGGATGTTAATGCATACGCATGAACATATGCATGTTCACAATCCACATACATCTCCGCCAATGACAAAAGCTCCAAAGGATTTTCCTGTTGATCCTATGACTATACAATTAATATTACTTCGAGATAGATTACATAGTTTATTGAGCAGGCGAGTATTTTTAACAGGGGGCGGTTATGCTCCTGGATTTAATGGTGTTGGAACGGATAGTGTTCAAATTAAAAATACTACGGGGGAGACATCACCTGCTGGTATTCCTGGAGGTTGGCATGGTAGAACTAGGAGAACGGATGCAGGTTTAAGTGATAATAGTGTTGTGGATTCTATAACTGCTACTATGGTTACTCCTATGAAGAGTTTTATAAATTCAAATGTTGGCAAAATGTCCGACACAGAATTAACAAGAGAATTAGAAAAGATGATTGACGGAGCAATATAATATGATTACTATAATCGCGCCAAAATTGCCGACTATTCCTACGCCTAATCCATTTTCATCACCATCATTTCCTAAGATAAATTTATCAAATGTGATTATACCCAAGCCAATATTACCTCCACCTTTTATACCGGCAGGTTTAGCCATTCCATTTCCAAAAGCTCCCGGCTTTCCCAATCCACCTAAATTTCCTGGTATTCCATTAATAAGCCCACCAAAACCATATTCTTTGAATTTGGCGTTGCCATCTCCAGACCCATCTACTTTTGGAGAAATGATAAAAACATCATTAAAATCGAAGATACCAGCAATGATAGCAGAAGCAAAGGTTAGTGCTGGTTTGCCCGCTATTAGCGCTCAAGCAATTGTTCCAAAATTGACAGTCCCTGCGGTTCCAGTATAATAATATATTCTTGTAATTATTTAATTAAAATTCATCTATTTATATGGTATGAATATAGATAATTTTCGAAAAATCATCAGAGAAGAAGTATCTGCAGAATTAAAAAAAGTTATACCTGTAATATTAAATGAATATTTCAAGGGTGAAGACAAAAGAACCCTATCCTTTAATACTAAAAATTTGGGACACCTTTTGTCAGAAAATGATGAAGATAGTATAACTAATGTAGAATCTGAACCGAAGAAAGAGGTTAAAAAGCCATTGCGAATGTATTCTAAGAATCCTGTTTTAAATCAAATATTAAATGAAACCACGGTTAAAATTCCTACGGATTCTATGGTTGCGATGGATGGAGAAGTTGAAGTTAATAAATCTGGTATAAATATAGAGAAAACCTTACCTTCTGTTTTTAATAAAGATTATTCACAATTATTGAAAGTTGTTGATGAAAAGGTTAAGAGTAGACGTGGATAATATATGACCATTAATACAAACACATCTGCTTCATTCAATCCGATTGGATTATTAATACCATTTACAAATGGAAGTAATGGTTATTTTGCTCAATCATTTGATACAAACACTCAGGTAAAGCAAAATCTTGTTAATTTTTTGAATACGCGGCGTGGTGAGAGAAGAATGATGCCAGAATTTGGCACAAAACTTTATGAGGTTTTGTTTGAACAAATAGATACTAACACATTAGAAATTGTTAAAAATATTGTCGCGGCGGAGTTACAACAATGGATTCCTCAAATTACTGTTCAAAATATATCTGTTAATAACAAGCAAAACACAGGTACCAATGATAATTATAAAATGGGGATATCTGTCGATTATATTGTAAATCAGACAAAAACACAGGATAACATAGCATTCGATATACAAAATGTTAATATATAATTTATGTCAACAACATTAAACAAAACATTTATACCTCAGCAAAAAATAATAAAGTATTTGGGCAAAGATTTTGACCAATTTAAATCCAATCTTATAGATTTTGCTAAAAATTATTATTCAAAGACATATAAAGATTTCAATGATTCATCGCCGGGTATGATGTATATTGATATGGCTTCATATGTTGGGGATGTCTTATCTTTCTATATAGATTATCAATTTAAAGAGGGAATGATTAATTATGCAGAGGAAAGAAAGAATGTAATTCAATTGGCTAGATATCTTGGATATATACCTAAACCATCTAAACCATCTACAGGAATATTGGATGTATATCAAATTGTTCCTGCAAAAAGAAACACAGATGGAACATTTGAACCAGATACATATTATGCTTTAAAAATAGCCTCACAAATGCAAGTGTTATCACAAAATGGCGTGTCATTTATAGCAAAAGAAGCGGTGGATTTTTTTGTTAATACTGATGCAAGTCCCCGAGTTGATGAGATATATTCAAAGAATGACAATGATGAACCCGAATTTTATTTGTTAAAGAAGTCTGTGCAGATTTATTCTGGAAAAATTGTAACGCAAACTTTTAATGTTTCTTCACAAACCGGAGATTTAAAATTACAATTAAATGGTGATAATATATTGCAAGTGTTGGATGTAAGAGATTCTGATAGTAATGTGTGGTATCGTGTTGATTACTTGGCCCAAGATTTAATTGAGATTCCTGTTGAAAATAATCAGATAAATTTCGAAGCGTATTCAAAATATAATTCTACTGTACCAGCGATTATACAATTTTTAAGAACCAATCGAAGATTTGCGATGACCGTGGATGAAAATAATAATACATTTTTACAATTTGGAAGTTCACTTGATACAGTAGATGAAGAAGTGGTTACACCAAGTTCAAAAATGATTGGCGTTGGATTTTCAACCATAAATAAATATAATTTTACTTTAGATCCTACGACATTTGTAAAATCGTCTGCATATGGAATCTCACCAATTAATACTACACTGACTGTAACATATGTAGTTGGTGGTGGAATAGCTTCTAATGCAAATGTAGATAGTGTTACTACTGTATCTTCGATTAGCATTGAAACACTACAAAATTATCTTCCATCGGAGATTTCTCTTATTAATGTAATAAAAAGCAGTATTCGGGTAACTAATTCCACGCCTTGCGTTGGTGGTGAAGGACAAGAATCTGTATATAAAATCAAACAAAATGCCTTGGCTAATTTTGCGACACAAAATAGAGTGGTAACAAAAGAAGATTATATGTCGGCGGTATATGGGATGCCTTCTGCATATGGTTCAATTGCTAAAGTTTATGTTTCTTCGGAGACTAATTTATATACAAACAATACCACTTTCATAAAAGGTTTATTGGATGAAAATAATAATTTTGTGGTAGATGAAAGTGAAAAGAATTTTAGAAAAACAAATTTGGAAGGAACAAATCCATTGGGCGTAAATTTATATGTTTTAGCATATGATGATTCTAAAAATTTAACTACAATTAATGATGCTTTGGCTTATAATTTAAGAACATATTTAGGAAAATTTAGAATTTTATCAGACCGAATTAATATTATTGATGCGTATGTGATTAATATTGGGGTAAGCTTTAAAATTGTTGTATATTCAAATTATAATAAGAAAGAAGTTTTAACGAATTGTATATCTTCTATACAGGATTTCTTTAATATTGACAGTTGGCAGATTGGCCAACCAATCAATGTAAGTCAGTTGGAACTTGAAATTGCAAAAAATACAGGAGTGCAATCCATTGCAAGTTTGACTATAAACAATTTGACGATTGACAATGGAGATTATTCTATATTTGAATATGATATAAATGCGGCAACGCAAAATAAGATTATTTATCCGCCAATTGATCCCGCTATATTTGAAATAAAGAATTTTTCAAGTGATATAAAAGGTAGTGCTATCTAAAAAATGCATAAAAAAATATGTCCAGAAAAAGATTCCTATATAGAAAAATCTTCCGAATATTATCTAAAAAACTTCGGAAGAGATGAATTGCTTGCGGTGTCTGCTCCAGAATTTATTACATCAAGATATGTTTCTTTTGTAAATTGGCAAAACATAGACGACATATATTATAATCTTCATGTAGAATTATTTACTGGAACAATCACCGGCTCAGCCGTTGGAACGGGAAGTAACATAGTTGGTGTTGTCAATTCATGCGACGGAATGGTAATAGTAGATCCGCCATATGTTCCCAGTGCATCTTTGTTTGTTTATTTGTTAAACCCTTAATTATTATGCATCATTTTATATATCCAAATTCAGATACATATATAACAAACGCTCCAGAATTTGTATTAACAAATTTGGGTGGTGATGAGTCTCTTGTTGTTGGGACAAAAACAAGATATGTGCAAACGCATGCATCATCGGCACATATAAATATAGTTGGGGCATATGCACTACTAAATTTTAATGGCATTATAGATGGATTTTTGTGTGGTGATGCCGATTATATTTCTGGTTCAATATATCAATGCGACTTTTGCTATTTTATGGTTTTTACTGATACTATAACGGATGCATCAAGTTCAGTTTATTACACCGCATCAATAACTGCTAGTTATGGTGCTGTTCCCTACACTTATTCAATAATAAGTGGTTCATTACCTTCTGGATTAATATTAGATAATTATACTGGATCTATAAGTGGTGTTCCAACAGGTTCAGGATTATATTCATTCATCATAAATGTAAAAGATGCTAATTTATGTTTTAGTTCAATGATATATACTATTTATGTAGAACCAGAAACCCCTTGGATATTAATATAATATGGCACAACCAATTTCATCTTCATTTCCTGACCAAATTGCCGTGGCTGTTGTTGATTTAAACAGCACCGGTTCGATTACTAGTGATATATTTGAATTTAGAGAATCTGTGATAAGAGCACTGGGAGCATATGGATTCTTTTCTGTTTTTAATACTTTTGTTCCGCCAAGCAATCCTTCCGCGTGGGATATATGGATTTCTCCTGGTTATCTTCATCAAGGAAGTATTGTATCCGCAAACATAAGAACATGGGATGGATCATCTTGGATTGATATTAATCCTGCTGTATTTTCCGCAATGATAGCCCGTCGAGGATTAATCTCTCCATATAATGCTAATACAAAAATTGAATTTACTACACCAGGCGGAATCGCTATATATGTCAATGGCAATATCATTTTACAATATGAACCATATTAACTATAGGAATTTTTATGAAATCAATTAACTTATTCGTTTTATCATTTCTTTTATTTTGTACATCTGTGTATTGTCAAACTTTACAGACCGATGTAATAAAAGATTATTCTGGTTCTCATACACCACGATTAAATATAAAAACGCAGTCAGCGTATAATTCAACGGTGTGGACGGGATTTAATGCAGATTTACTTGATGGTTTGAATTCAACAGATTTTTTAAGAGATAATAGTTTTCGAATTATCCAAGGTAATACAACCAATTATATCATAAATAATGGAAGTGTAACTATTACTGGTGGCGGTGGATCTGTAAACACATTAGACGTTACAGGCTCATCTGGTTTAAGTGTATCAAACAATGGTTCGGTAATATATCTATATGGTGTCCCAACCACTGCTGTCTTGGCGAGCAATGCGATAAACGCCGCGCACAGCACAAACAGCGATTGGGCAACCACCGCTGTCTTGGCGAGCAATGCGATAAACGCCGCGCAC